GGCTTCGTCTGATCGGGTAAAAAAACGCTGTGCGTGTTCGGCTCATCAAACCCTTGTGGGTGTTGGGTTTTGTGGCGTTCGCGTTGTGTTTTTACTTGTTGTCCGCGTCGCGCATTGCATGGTTTACAACTGGCAACAAGGTTGTCCATGCTGTTGCTTCCGCCTTCAATAATTGAAAGCACATGGTCGGCTTCGGTTGCCACGTTGACGCCGCACCAATGGCACGGGGGGTTGTCTGCCAGTAGTCGAGCGCGGTTCTTTTTGAACTCTGTTTTGTTTCGTGTCGCGCTGTTTAAGTTCGTTGCCATACTCACGCGCCTACGGCTTGTGCTAGCGCGGCGCTTGCGCGCCTTGCTTCCGGTTGTTGGTGCTTCGTCATTGTGTCGGGTCCAATTCTGTTGTGTTTGTTTGTGTGTATGTTAATTCGTTGTGTGTGCTAAACGCTATGGGGGAACGTCTAGCACGTTGTAAAGCCTAATGTGATTAAGCCCCACCCACGGGGTTGCCCTAACCCGTACCCTCTAACTTGCTTATGCGTGATTATGTTTACACGCTGCCGCGCCATTGGCCCGGTCATTTCGTCGCGCATGATTGCGGGCATAGCGCACTACCTACGTTGCCGTATGTTCCCAACTACCGTGCAACGGGCTTAGGGCTTGGCTAGTCCTACGCTTACGCGCAGGCTAGAAACTTAATGATTACTGGCAACTGGTTAGGTCGCCAAACCTGGACTATTGCACCCGACTTTTCGAGCCTGTCCAACCATGCTTCTTGTGTTTTACGCACAATGCCTATGTCTGTTTTTAGTTCGGCGAAAACTAGCACACCGCGTTTGTTAACAAGTACTAGATCGGGAAAACCTGCGTCGCCTTGAATGTGTGTCGCCCATTTGCCGCGCCTGTTCATTGCCGGCAAGTCATGGTGTACCAACCAGCCGTACCGTGTAGCAATGTCAATGACCGTGTTTTTGAACTGAGCTTCAAGCATTGCCATTGGTGCTGTAATCCTTATGAATTGTGCGCGCCCAAATTTCCCTTGACACGTGCTCACTTGACCAACGTAAATGCGCTAACACGTCTTGTTTGTTTAACCAGTCCGCGCTGTTTTGCATTTCCTCAATCAAGCGCACCATGCGCGAAAGTAGTTCTAACTGTTGTGCAATGTCCATTAGTCGCCCTTACTGCTCGGAAGTTTTTTCATTGCGTCAATAACCTGCGTGGCCTGATCGGGGCTTAACGTTTCAAGGGTTACCGCGTCGCTGTCAAGGGTTACCGCTATGTAATCGTGCAAAGCTGCTTCGTCAAAGCCGGCGCCTTTAGCCAACGATTTTATAAAGTAAACCTGTTTTTGGCTTGCCTGTTTAGGGTAGGTGCCAGGTGCTTTTGGCTTTGTTTCGGTTGGTTGGTCTTGGCGCGCTTGTACTTCGTTTTTGCTCGCAATAGCTTTGCTTACGCCACAACCCATATACCCAAGCGCACGGCCTAACGCGCTAGTCATGCCAACCATAAATTCGCTGTTCTTTGTGTATGGGGTTTTGCCGGGGTACGGTTCGGCAGCTGTCGCAATGCTTGGCAACGGGTCTGTTTCGTCGCGCCAAACGGTCACGGTGCAACGGTAAAAGCATGAGCCGTCGGGCATGGTCACAACTTCCGCGCTTGTTTCCTGTATTCGAAGGTTCGGCCAACGCTTTAACGCTTCATTCAAGCGGGTCGGCACGTCTACATAATTGTCAATGCTAAAAGCCATGTGTCGGGTCCTTTTGTGTCGGGTTTAAATTGCTGCGGGCAACGTATCCATTGGGTGTAACAAACTTTGTGGCGTCATAAAGCACGGTGCCGGCATGTTGGTTGCCCAACGTGTTGGGTGCCATGTTTCGTACAGCGTTTGCCAACCTCGAAGGCTTACCGTGCGTGTGTCGGCGTCAAGTGTTGCCAAAATGTATATTGCGGGTTTGTCGCACTCATGGGTAAGCAAGCAACCGTTAGCGCGCAATGTGCTTCTTACTTCGTAGCCGGCAACGTCGCTAGCGTTTTTGTTGTACGGCTCAAAACCCCAGGCAAGCTGCAAGTATTTGGCTACAGCGAACTCACCAATGCAGCCTATTTTCATTGCTTTTAGGCTGTCCGCTGGGGTTAGTCCGTAGTTATGTTTTGCACCGCGGGCGTCGCACCAGTCAATTCGTAAACGTGCAACGGCGTAGGCGTAGTCAATTTCGTTTTGGGTTAACGCAATTTGTGGCATGTCACCCGCCAAGCGCTTCAATTGCTTCGCTTACGGTTTGCCAATCAGTTGTGTTTCCGCTTAGGTCTAGGTCAACGGCCAAATGTTTTAGCCGGGCGATCAAGTCGGCGTGTTTTGGTTTGTACGGAATGTGTGCGGGCCTGCAAATTTCGTCTAACAAGTTTTTAATTACTGTTTCGTGCCTATGCAGGGCTGTTTGTGTCGGGTCTAACATGCGTCGGGTTTCCTCGCTTAGTGTGTTGTCAGGGTAGGGCTGTTCTTGCATTTAGTTTGCTGTTTTCCATGGTAGCCAACCGCTGTTGTTCCAAATGGCAACCATGGCTTTAGTGTTTGTTACTGGGTTAAATAGTTCGTCGCACGTTTGCAAAATGCCTTGTGCTTGCAACCAACCGGTAGGCCAGTACGTCGAGGGTTTGCACCAAAAGAAATTAACTTGGTAAATCCCAGCTGACCCGCCCATTGTGTCGTGGGGGTTGAAAGCGTCACTCGTGCAACGACTTTCACGTACAGCGACGCGTAAAGCGGTTTCTAGCTCTGCCTGCGGTAATCCCTCGGCAACTGCCAAAGTCGCCACCTGCGAGCACGTAGTGACCAATGCGGGCATTGTGGTTGTAGTTGTAGTCGTTGGCGGTAGGGAAGCAATTACGACCTGTGGGGTTGGCGCGGTGGCCTGTGCATTACTTAACCCAAAAGCGATCAAAACGCCTAAAACAAGGGCCAATAGAGCTGTGTAAATTCTGTGGGTAAACATTGGTTAGCGCCTTTCCAATTGGTAGGGGGTGCCCCAAGTGCCGTGCACGGGGGTTTTAAAAGCAATTTGTGCGTGTAAGCAATCAAAGGTGTCTACGTCGCGGAATAGTTGCACCATAACTTGCTGCCCTGTTTCAAGGGTTGTTATGTAACACTCGTAAATAAAGGTTTGCGGCTCTGTCATAGGTTTAGGCTTTCCGTCGGTGCAAAAACCCTAGCCAACGATTGTTACGCGGTTGTGGATACCCCAAAGGTCGCTTCAAATATGGCTTTTACGGCGTCCGGATTATCGGCAAACGTTGGGCTTAGTTCTATGTGCCACCAATCGCCATTGGGTGCACCCGAAACGGTTTTTGTTTCGTACACTTTCCACGCTTGGCGATCACAACGCCACGACGCGCCCCAAGGTTTGCTGTAGTAGTCAATGACCATTTGCACACCGAAGGCGTTGGCGTTGGCAAGTATTTTGTCAATAAAAACTTTGGATACCGCGCGACCTTCTTTAATGCCTTTGCCGTCAATTTTGCGGTAAGACAAATCCATTGCGCGCCCAGTTGCATGTACTGACAATGTGCCCGGCTTTGAGCGAACGTCACGTTGGCCGTAAGTGCCATTGTTCCAAAGCGCGCCGTTTGAATACTTGGCAGCTTGCCTTACCCATTCCTCGGTGCCGGCACGTTTACCAGCTGCGGGGCCGTCGCTGTTACCTATGTAGTCGCGCGCACCAACAACACCGGGTTTAGCTTTAGCGATCATTGGTCGCTTGGTGTTCCTGGCTTGCTTTTAAGTCCATTGGAAGCAACTAGCCCGCTTAGTGTGCCAGTAAGAAAAACCAGCAACGTGCTTAAAAGGTCAATTATCTGCGCGTCAGTTGGGGCCTGTTTTTCAGGCTGGTTTACAAATAAAATTCCGTATATAAATGCCATAACGGTAAAGGTAAAACACAATGCCATAAGACGGCCAACAAAAACTATTAGCCCTGCGTGTTGTTGTTCAGGTGTTTTATTCACAACTGGCCTTTGTAAAACATTGGTACTCGATATTCGTTTTAGAAACTGTGCAACCACTACAACCCCAAACTACCACGGCAACTAAAAGCGCGTACCCGATCATGTAACGCCATTTCATTACTCAACCGGTGCAGCTATAAATTCGTCTAGCGCGTTGTCGTACACAAAGTTAATGCCGGCGTAAACACCTCTAAAGTTTGAGTTGTAACTGGTTTGCAACCATTGACCCGGTAAGCCCAAGGACGCTATGTAAGCCTGCCCTACTGGTTCGCTTTCAGGAAATGGCAAATTGTCGCAATCGCTGTTAGCAACAACAATTACTTGGCTTACTCTGCCGTCAATTATTTGTGCAAAATGTGCCATGTTTAAGCCTTCCACCTAATGTAAACAATTCCGCTGCCACCGTTACCGCCGTTGCCACCGTTGTTACCGCCACCGCCACCGCTTGCCGTGTTTGCGGCCGCTGCTACACCGGCACCGCTTACGCCTGCACCGCCTGCACCGCCAACGCCTGAACCGCCGGCACCGCCCGTTGTTTGTGCACCGCCACCACCGCCGCCGCCTTTAAACAAGGACGAACCGCCAATAAATGTGTTGAGTTCTAAACCTGCACCACCAGCACCGCCAGTAGTTGTTACGCCGTTACCACCAATTGCGCCCGTTCCACCGCCGCCACCGCCTGCCGTGTTGGCTACACCTGTGCCACCTGCAAAACCAAAATCGTCGGTAAGTATTCGAGCACCGCCCGCGGTTTTTCCTGTTTCACCGCAACCGCCGCCGCCAGTACCAAAACTCGTAAATTGTCCACCTGTAATTAAATCGCCTCTACCGCCACCGCCACCGATCATTAAAACTTTAGTACCAACCGTGCTAAATGAACCTTCTGTACCGGTTCCACCACTTCCAGTACCCGAACCGCCTGCACCCACGGTTACGGTTTGGTTTGCGTCTAAATAAATTGTGGTCTGAATTACTGCACCTGCACCACCGCCGCCGCCACCACGATTTGAACCGGCTTGACCTACTCCGCCGCCTGCACCGCCCGCAAAAACGTAGGTGTCAAAAAGCCCGGCTTTTGTAACGGTAAATGTGCCTGTACTTGTGAAACTTGTGTACGCGTAACTTACGCCGCCAACTGTTGTACTAACAACGCCTGTGCCACCTGTTCCGGCGCCATAAACGGCACCGCCACCGCTAAAAAAAATTGCAGCACTAGCACTTGTAAAATAAAGCGTGCCACCCCCCCATTGTGCCAACGCTAATGAACTGGCCGTTGTAACGGTGCAAGTCCCGGCCGTTACTGTTGCCGTTCCGGCGCCGATATTCTGCAAAAATAAAGTGTCGCCCGCTGCGAAAATTCCGCTGTTAACTGTAAAAGTTTTCGCGGTTGCTGCGTTCATTACAACGCGGGTGCCTTTGTCGGCTGCCACTAAAACGTAACTGTCAGTTTTGGTGCTAACCGTTTGGTTGTAGTCGTTGGCCTGTAATGCGTCCATTTGGGCCGCGGTTAAAACCTGCCCGGCGGTAAAATCTTGAATAGCCATAGTTTTAGCCTAGATCACCCCAACACATTTAGCGCGTCAATTTTTCCAAACTCTGCATTGTCAAGTATCAGTTCGTAAACAATCGTCGTAGGGCTGGTAAATAGCAATACCCGGTGGCCGTCCAAAGTAATAACGTGCTCGACGCCCTCAACTGAAAGCTCTTGGGCCAATGTCGTTGTGGTGGACCCTGTAACAAATGTGCGTTGAATACTGATTGTGTCTGAAATGTCAATTACGGCCACGTTGTCCCGTTGGGCATTAGTAAGGGCGCCAAATACGGTTTCTACGCTGTTGTAGCGCGCTTCCGGGGTGCCGTCTAAAAGGTAGGTTGCTGCAGCTGCTAGTTCGGTGTCGTCAAGCAAACTGT